GTATTTCAACTCTACCTAGCCGAGTGCTTACTTGAGTAAATTCCTGAGGTCTTTTTTAGATTTTAATTTCGCCCGTCTTTACGAAAGAAATTGAATTTCGAAAACACCTCGATCTAACGAGTCGCGAACACTTGATCGACTTTAGTCCTCTCTGTTGGTCATTGAAAACCGTCTAGAATCACATTTCGCCCGTTTGTACGATAGAAGTTGATTCTTGGAAGCTTTTCAATCTAACAGATTGTGAGTATTGCTGGTCTCTGGTCCTTTTCGTTGGGAAAGGTTGCAGATTTCAATATCCCGCCCGCTAAGCGATAGGGGTTTGTATTTGTTTACTTGGTTCGAATTCCTAATTGTTTCACGATTCCTTGTATGGAAAGCGGATTCAACGGAAGTAGACCACACAGAGTGAAGAAGGATTTGCCTGATAGAGTGAATCCGGTTAACACTCAGGGATCTTCTGGTACAACTGGTAACGCGTTTAGAAAGAATAATAATAATAAAACACAAAATTGGAAACCTAGGAGCGGTCCTGGTAACAGGAACGAGGGCGACCAAACAAAAAACAACAAGTCCGACTTGCAACAACCAAGCGAAGTGCACCCTGAAAATCAGGTGCGACCAGAATCATCAACTGGTGAGTCCGTAAAGCAACAATCAGAACCACACCGTGTGCTTGAAGATAAAAAGCAATCAGGGAAAACCGCAGGCTCAAGCGTGAGAATACCTGAAGAAGGTGGTGGTGGTTTAGGGTCAGCGAACTACCTCGGGAAGAGACAGCTCGATTTTGTCGCTAAACTTTGTGTTGAAAGTGGATTCAAATCTACTGGTAAGCCCTTGAAAAGGTATCCGGCGGAATTTTTCAAAAGTTCTGGTCTGCTAGAAAAATTTGTCAAGTACTTAAGTTCCCGTTTGGATAAAGGTTGCAACCTTTCGCAGAGGGAATCTGAAGTAGTTTTAAAGAATTTGAGGTCGAAGAGGGCCGAACAGTCGTTTTTGGCTGGTGCCGTGACTGGTGTTCCAGGTAGCGGAAAAACTACTTTGCTGAGGAAAGTCCAGTGTGAAGGAGGTTTTAATTCCATTGTGATTTTGGGTAATCCCAGATCAAAGACTGAATTCTCGAATCTGCCTAGTTGTTATACAGCTAAGGAGATATTGTTACTCGGGATTGCAATTAAGTGTGAGGTGCTTTTAATCGACGAATATACTCTTTTGACGAGTGGTGAAATATTATTACTGCAGAAGATCACTAATAGTCGGATAGTTATACTATTCGGAGACAGAGCCCAAGGCAGTAGTAATACATTGTGCAGCCCGGAGTGGTTACAGGTACCCGTTATATTTCAATCTCTGACGAGTAGGAGATTTGGTAAAGCTACAGCGAATCTGTGCAGAAGGCAAGGTTTTGACTTTGAAGGTGGTGAACACGAGGACAAGGTTGTAGAGAGTCCCTACGAAGGGAGTAGTCCAGCTACTGATATTAACATTGTGTTCTCTGAAAGCACTCGTGAAGATTTACTTGAGTGCGGTATAGAGTCTACGCTTGTTAGTGACGTGCAAGGAAAAGAGTACAACACTGTGACTTTGTTTATACCTGACGAGGACCGAGAGTATCTGACCAACGCCCACCTACGTTCCGTCGCTTTTTCCCGACATAAGTTTGCGCTTGAAATCCGTTGTAATCCAGAACTGTTCATGCAGTTGATTAACGGAGAATTGGCATCGAAACAGCAACCACAAACAGACAGGTATGGTCCGGAATAACGAAATTGGAGCGCGACCAAATAAATATTGGCCGGTAGTTGCGGCAGTAGTTGCAATTTGTCTTTTCGGTTTTTTAACAGTTACCAATCAAAAACACGCTACTCAATCAGGAGATAATATACATAAATTTGCTAACGGTGGCCAGTACAGGGACGGTTCTAAGAGTATTAAGTATAATTGTAATAATCCCAGAGCTTATAATGGATCCTCCAGTAATATTACATTCTCCCAATTGTTCTTGCCAGTTTTGCTCATCGGAGCTGCCCTCTACGCATACTTGTGGTTCACAAGACCGGACTGTTCCGTTACATGTAGAGGCGACTGCTGCAGGTCATATGGAGGCTAAAAATTTTTCTTTGCAGTATGTTTTGTTAGTGGCTTTTGTCAGTGTTTTGTTAGGATTCTCTTTTTGTGTGTATTTGAAGAGTATGTCTAATGATGAAGCTTCTGATATGACTTACTATTACCAGGATTTAAATTCTGTTGAAATTAAACTGGGAAAGAACCCGCTTGATCCAGAAGTCATTAAGGCTATACACAGCTTTCAGGAATTTCCTTATGGGAATATTCCATCGATAAGACGTGAAGCTGAATTTGATGTTCAAAATGATGAGTCTAGTGCGGTGGTTCTGTCCGGTTCTAATAATAATAGAAGGCAAGTAGCAAGTACGCCCTGTGAAAATAATGTGTTACTTAAGTTATGGAAAGACGATTTATCGTTTACTATAATTGCAGTGACTGTGCTTGTGGGCGCTATGTTAGCTCGTTGTTAACAATGTCCGGTGCTTACGTGAATGTATGTGTTTGTATTGTATTTTTCATTCTCGTGTATTTGTCCAGTTGTTATAATATGAGGGTCCTAGGTTTTTTACGGGTGTGCATATACCTATATAAATTATGCCGTTGAGGATACGTTAAGTGTTAGTGCTTACAGGACTTCGGTCCGTGGTTCACTTAAATCGAACCATTGGAGTAATCCAACGTTAATACTACGTTAAGTATTGGTGCTTCCAGGGCTAAACCGTGGTTCACCTTAATCGAACCAGTCTCATTTGAGACAAAACTGACTTCCTAGCTGTTTTTGAGATAATTCCAAAAAACTCATTATCCGGCTTAGGGAAGAGCGGCCAGTTGCTGCTGCGATCAAGACACGATCGTTCAAAAGGGTGCAACTCCCCCCCCCTTGGAGGGTATCCAAGACCA